AAGATCTAACAGAGTTCAGAGTCCAGACGAAGGTAATGCAGGAGTGCTGTAATGACTGCATGACCGTGATAGCGAGAGTATCAGCAAAGGATAAGGACAAGGCCAAGAAGATGGCCGAGGGACTAAAGAAGATCCTTGAAGCCAAGATCACAAACGTAGATGAACTCACGAAAGACCTGTAAGGAGGCATGACATCATGGGTGAATGGACAGGGAAGATTGTCACTTGTGATAAATGCGGAATGGAAATCCGCCGTAAACTTATAGATCAGACAGAAGCTGATGGTGGGTTTACTCGTATAGACCGCTATGTGCAACTGCCTGAAACGTGGAAATATCGATATGAAGTCGGATATCTGTGCCCGGACTGCAACGCTGAGTACGAATCACTTATCAAGGCATTTATAGGAGAAGGAGCAGACGATGAGACTGATTGATGCTGACAAGCGTATAAATTTACAACTCTATGATGACATGAATGAAGAGTGGAGTGTCGAGAGCATGACCATAGCCGAGTGTCTTGACCGATATACCGAAGAGGGTTGTCCGCCCGCAGACAGACCGCAAGAGTGGACTCCTTGTAGCGAGAGATTGCCGAGCGAAGAAGAGCAGGACGAAGAGTTGGGCGTACTCGTTACTTTGGGTAACGGTTATAGCGGACTTCAGTACGATTGGTATCACGACGGGTATTGGTACGACTGGAACGGCTTCGTTGTTGCGTGGATGCCACTGCCTGAACCGTGGAAAGGAGCAGACGATGAGTGACCTAAAACCTTGTCCGTATCGAGTGCATGGTGAGCGTAAGGCATCTCTGACAATATCGGGCGAGTTTTACTACAACGAGTATTTTATGCCTTGTATGGGAAAGGGTTGTGCTTGCTTCCATATTGATTGCGATGAAGCATATTGCAACAGAAATGGTGAATATATGAAACTTGGAAAATTAAAAGGAGCAGAGGAATGATTGAATTCGTAAACAAAGAAGACGCTCAGGGCCCTAGCATCATGGAGATGGCCAGAGATATCAAGACCATATGTGTAGAGATAGAACGCTCAGATTGCTCATCGAAGTGTGAACTCTATGATGACTATCTCGGCTGCAAGCTCCTAGGGAACGATCCCTCCGATTGGGATTTAGGAGAGCAGGAACAACAAATGAAGGAGGAGAAAATGGAAGAGAAGAAGACCGTACTCATAGAGTACGAGACAAGAGGATTTGAAGAAGCCACTCAGAAAGTCGAGACGCTGGCAGAAGCATATGACGGCTTCCCGGCGCAGGTGCAGGTAAAAGGATGTAAGGACTGCAAAATCAACATCTATCCATCACAAACAAAGTTTGTCACCACCAATGGCGACGAAGAGGAGGAACATCATGGCTAAAGAGACTATGGAAGGCTATTGCCCGTTCTGCGGACAGATGCAGATGGTAGAAGCCACTACGGAGGAAGAAGCAAACAGCAAGGCTGCTAAGAATTGCAGCTGCGACGGATCCAAGAAAGCACGCAGTGCCGGACTGTGCAGAGACAACATCCGAGAGATATGCGGCACCGGCGCCGGAGACTATCAGATGGATGTACTCGATGAAGAGGTTATAGAGGTACTCCAGGATCTCGGCGGCTTCGCTGTATACGACAATATAGAGTCAGCTGTAATCAGACTTGCAGATAGCACAGTCACAATAAAGCAGACGAAGGACGGAGTAGCCGTCTCTAGAAAAAAAGCATTGTCTGTAAAGCTGGAGGCGTAAAGCAATGAACACATCGAAAAAGGCGATACTGGCGCTGGTACTCGCGCTGATATCAATAGCGCTAACAACCGTCAACATAATGCGGACGGTATATGAAAACCCGAAGCCTGAACCGCATCAGATAACAGACAAGTGCGAAGTAGACGGCAAGTGCTACATCGAGACATGGATAGAAGTTACACCTGAGGAGTACATCGGGCTGGATATAGGAGATCCGTACCCTAGCGAATAACTACATATATATATGAAAGAAAACACCCGGCCTAGCGCCGGGTTAGGGCTCGATTAGAGTCTTAACTAAGCAACCATAGAAATGAAGAAAAGAAGAAGCACATCCAACTTCATACGAGAGACATGCATTGCAGGGCCTGTTATAGATGTCACAGTCAAGTTCAGTAACAGGATGCCTAAGTCGACAAGGGCACCAAAGAGCAATCCTTCAAGGGAGGCTGTTGTCAAATACAACGCGAGGACAGCAGAGAAGAAACTGGCAAGGCTGCTCAATGCGAACTTCTTTCCGGGAGACTATCACTGCACATTGACCTATGAGGGAATCGAGCCCGAGATAGCCGAAGCCAAGAAGGAACTTGAGAACTTCATCAGGCGCATGAAGAGGGAGTACGAGAAACATAGGCTGGAGTTCAAGTGGGTAGCAGTCACAGAGTTTCATCACAAAAGGATCCATCACCACATCGTGATGTCATACATAGACGAGAGAGTTATAACAAGACAATGGAAACGAGGCCATGTGAATTTTAAGAGCCTCGACAGGAAGAGAAACTACAGGAAGCTCGCAGAGTATCTCGTAAAAGAAACGAGCAGGACGATGTGTGAGCCGGGCAGCGAGATCAAGAAGCGCTGGAGCGCAAGCCGTAATCTCGTAAGGCCGATCATCAAAAGAGAGATAGTAAATCCAAGCGCCCTTTACGAAACACCTAAGGCGCTCAAAGGATATGAGATAGATATGGAGTCGGTGCATAAGTACCAGCATCCATTCACAGGCATAGAACATCTTGAGTACATGATGTGCTCGACGGATCCTGTGCCGAGAATAAAGACATGGCGCAAAGGCGAGATAGTTCGGCGCGATGAAACATACAGGCGTTCACTTGAAGTGCAGATAGACATGGAATCGTTAGATGGTGTGGACTTCATATAGTCCGGATAAATTGACGTGGGAGAATAGCAGTTATGATATCACTTGAGGAACTCAGATCTATTCCTAGACTTCACAAACAGATTGAGAGAGATAAAGAGCAGCTGAGGTATCTGCGGGAGAAAGCCACAGCGATAAAGTCGGCGCTGGATATAGACGGCGAGAGGGTCCAGACATCTCCGGAGAATAATGCAAATAAATATATCGAGGCAGCGGTAGACCTGGATAAGGAGATACAGGCTAAGTCGACAGAACTAACTGAGTTGCAGCGCAGGGCAAAAGAGTTCATAGATACAGTTCAGGACAGCTTTGCAAACAAGATTCTGAAACACAGATACCTAAAATGTCGAGGATGGGAGGAGATAGCGGATCTTCTTGGATATGACGCCAGGTATTTGCAGAGAATAGAATCCGAAGCAACCTATCAGCTGAGAGTGTAAAAAGACATACCAGGACATATAAGTTCGTGTGTATAGTGTAAGATAGATACAGGGATGAACCAAGGACTTGATCCTTGTCATCGGAAACACTCTTCAAATGAATGTCATATGCAGGAGACCGGACGCAGTGCCGGTCTTTTGCATGACCGGGGGTATCAGAATGGACCGTGGTACCAATAGTAACCGGGGTGCCAGAACAAACCCCCGGTACGCCAATGGCAACCTGCGCCGAAAATACAGAGCGAGGTTCAAGGCAATGGAAGCTCCATGTGGAATATGCAAGGGCAGACTTGGAGCAATACATTATGACGAGCCATCGAATGCACAGCATCCGTTGTCGTTCGTAATCGATGAGATCAAACCTGTCAGCAGATGGAAGGAGTTTGGGTACTCCTCTCCGGCTGAAGCGGCGAAAGATTGGAACAATCTTCAAGCTGCTCATTACTGCTGCAACCAGGCTAAAAGCAACAAAGTTAATTTTGAGATAAGGACAATTCACAGCGCTGAGCCAACTTTGGACGGAGAGTGGTAGTGGGGAGGGGTCCCCGGGGCCGCCCTCGGCGCCCTCGTTCGGCCAGCGCCGAAATACCCCTCACGCGCGCGCGCGCGAGGAGGGGGTGGTCTTGACAAAGGGAAACAATTATGAATCAGGACGAAATTATCAAGGCTTCAAGGAAAGAAAAGAATAAAATCAAGAAGCAACTTCGGGATGCAAAAATTCCGGGGCATAAGATGAAGATACTTGAAGCGACGATTGATAATGTTGCACTCATGAAGGCCAAGCTTGATGAGATGAGAGACCAGCTGATCACAGAGAAGGCAGTAGTCGATTATGATAATGGCGGTGGCCAAAAAGGCGTCAGAGAGAACCCCATTTTTAAGCGATATGAATCATTTTTCAAAACTTACTCACTCGGAATGAGTGAGATTTTTGATGTTTTTCGTGATGAAGAGGGTGGCAAGGATGACAACATCGATGACGAATTAAAGCCGCAGACTGTACTCGATTTTATTCAGGAAAACACAATGAGAACTTATGATTGGATCACAAGAACCAAGAATTAAAATAGAGCCTAAAAGATTCAGCTCAGATGGTGAAGATGCAGTCTTGCTGGCAAAATCTTACGCCTTCAACCCTGACCCGTGGCAGAGTGACATAGTTGAGTGTTGGCTGGGCAAAGATGAGGACGGGAACTACAATGTGACCTCCGCAGGATTATCACAGTCGCGACAAAATGGAAAAAACGGCTGTCTTGAGATAAGAGAATTTTACGGCTTGCTGATAAATGCAGAAAAGATAATGCATACGGCGCATCAGGTAAGAACGGCTAAGAGGTCGTTCAGAAGACTTGTGAGGTTTTTCAAAGATAAACGACATCCTGAGATACTTGAGAAGGTCAAAAATATCCGATACACAAACGGCGAAGAATCAATAGAGCTGCATAACGGAGGAATAATAGAATACTCAGCCAGATCGAGACAATCTTCTCGTGGACTTGACGGCGTATCTCTACTGGTTCTCGACGAGGCACAGGAACTGACAGACGATCAGATTGAGGCAATTATGGCCACACTCGCAGCGTCTGAGACCGGCACCAGGCAAATAATATATACCGGGACGCCGCCTTATCCTACATGCCCGGGAACAGTATTTCCGCGAAGGCGTGCAGGATGCCTAACGGATCCCGGAGAACATGACGCATGGCATGAGTGGAGTGTAGCGGCGGATAGTGCAGATGAAATCGCTATAGAAGACAAGAGTCTGTGGTATCTTACGAATCCTGCTCTTGGTATTAGGCTTACAGAAGAGTTTGTTGAAGAAGAAAGAAAAACACTGACAAGAGATGGCTTTGCCAGAGAGAGACTTGGGTGGTGGGCGCCGAAGACGGAAGTAAAGTCAGAATACGCTATCTCAAAGGATGCCTGGGACGCATGTAAATCTAAAGCGAAGAGGCCGGAGGGCAAGACCGCCTATGGCGTCAAGTTCTCAGCTGATGGGTCTGAAGTATGCCTGTGCGGTGCTGTAATACCTAAAGACGGCAAATCAAGGATAACCATGATAGCTCAGAAGCCAACCGTAATGGGAATACAGTGGCTTGCCGATTGGCTCAATGAGAGAAACAGACAGTCATCCTGCGTTGTAATCGATGGTCGGAATGGCGTAGATGTCTTGATAGATAAAATTGCCGAGAAATGGAAATATAAGAATTCGGTCATAAGAGCGAATACAAAAACAGTAATAGCCTCGGTCAGTATGCTGACGGAGGCCGTCAATGAAGAGGCTTTGACATGGTACCACGAACAGAATGAACTAAACGAGAGTGCTATATCATCGACAAAAAGACCAATAGGCGGAGGCTGGGGCTTCGGAGGAGACAACTCACTCCCGATTGAAGCTGCAGCACTTGCTTTCTGGGGAGCAAAGACAAGTAAGAGAGATCCAAATAGGAAACAGAGGATAGGCTGATGAATTTACCTAAAAAAGCACGAGGACTTGGAATTGAAGAACAGCAGATGCTGACAGAGCTTGTGGATATTCTCGAATACCACAGAGCGAAAAACGCAAAAAAGGATAGATACTATGAGGGCAATATTCCACTAAGAGAAGTAAACTTAGGGATTGCTCTTCCAGAGGAAATGGCAGGCCTTGAGATAGGCTGCGCTTGGGGTGCCAAGACGGTAGACGTGCTTGCATCACGATCGATGTTTGATGGATTCGTAGGGAAGAGGGACGAAGACCTCGCCCAGCTTAATGACATAGTCCGGAACAACAGACTCGTCGCTGAATACAAGAAGGCATGTAGAGACGAGCTCAAGCTTGGATGCACATTTGCAACACTATCCGCGAGTAAAGAATACGGATGCAAAATCAGATTCCACTCAGCGCAGACTGCTGCAGCAAGATGGAATGGACATCTTGGCAGAATCGATTGCGGCCTGGCTATCATAGATACTTCCAAGGATGAGTCGAAAAACAGCACTTGGGAGCCAAGTCTTATAAACCTTTACACTGACGCTGCGATATGGGTTCTGAAGCGAATCAGAGGTTACTGGATAGCGACTGAGCTTAAGCACAAAATGGGCAGACCGCTCATGGAGCCCATGATATGGAATGCCACGAGCAATAAGCCATTTGGCAGATCGCGTATCAAAGAGCCTATCCGGAGACTGATACAGGGATATGTAAGGACCATAGCAAATGCAACTATAGGGCTCGAGTTCTCTACTGCACCACAGAAGTACCTGCTTGGTGTATCAGATGCTCAGTACGACCAAATAATAAACAAGAAGTTCCAGCAGTACATAGGAAACCTAATTGCAGGCACTGTGAATCCGGACACAGGAGAAAAGCCGACATTCGGTCAGCTGCAGCAGGGCACAATATCTCCTCATGTAGAGATGATGAGAGTTCTGGCCACGCAGTTTTCGGCAGCTACCGGATTGACGGTAACAGATACAGGGGTGGTCAATGACGCGAACCCGACAAGCTCCGATGCAATACTGGCGCAGTCTCAAACACTCGTGAGCATGGCAGAGGAGCTTAATGCCGGAAACGGCGATGCGCTTCGCACAATTGCTCTCATGGCTCTGGCCATAGCAAATGACACGACGATAGAAGAACTCCCGGAAGAGCAGAAGGATATAGTTGCTCACTTTAAAAATCCGGCTATGCCTTCTGTTGCAGCTACAGCTGATGCTGCTATAAAGATTGCCGGTGCAAGAGAGGGATTTAGTGACACAGACGTATTCCTTGAGATGATTGGTTTTGACCAGGCAGATATACGAAGAATTAAAGCTCAGGAGCAGCGTATCAGAGGAACAATGCTTTTGAATGATTTGGAGGAAGAGGCTCCGGAAGATGAAGAGGGCGCAGAAGGCGATAACGCATGAAGATATCCAGAAGAGACTGGCAGAAATACATAACACTGCTCAGGAAGATAAGCAATACGGCAGCTGATAAAGTTGCCAAATACATAGACACCATAGACATAAACAGCGAGGAGGGCATACGTGCTCTCCTTGATTATTCTTACGCTGTGGCCACAAAGTATGGAGAGGGCGCAACTGCTCTCGCATGTCAGATGTATGATGAGATAGCATCTCTCAGTGGAGCTTCGGTACCGATAGCAGAGCCTGCGGCAACTGCTACATACGGTGAGGTTGCTATGTCTGTCAGGGGCAAAATGATGGACACCCTCAATCCGGATGCGATTGGTGCCAAAGTGGGGCTCCTGGTAAGACGTGCAGGAATGGACACTACTTTGCATAATGCCATCAGAGATGGTGCAGAGTGGGCGTGGATTCCAAGTGGAGATACTTGCCCGTTCTGCCTCGTACTGGCATCAAATGGCTGGCAAAAGGCATCAAGCAAAGTGCTCAAGGGCAATCACGCAGATCACATACATGCGAATTGCGACTGCTCATTTGTCGTCCGCTTTGATAATCGCATGGATGTCGAAGGTTATGATCCGGAAGCGCTATATGATGAGTATATGGGTGCAGCAGAAGGCAATTCGACTGCTAAGATTAATGCCCTCCGAAGACGGCACTATGCTGCGAATAAGAATAAGATTAATGCTCAAAAGAGAGCAGCTTATGCAAAGAGTAAGGGCCGTGATGCAGAACTAAATTCAAGCGTGAGGAAGCATAAGGATATTACAAAAGCATATCTTCAGGATGCAATACCACGTCAAGGAATTATAGATTACGAGGAAGGCTTTAATAAAAAAGATAGACCAAAAGAAGTTGAGACGGCTCAAATTATACACAGTCAGCTAGGCGGAAATATTATCTTAAGGGCAGAAAAGCAAGGACAAAAGAATCCAGACTATGAATGGATGCAGAGTTTATGGGACCTAAAGAACCCAACATCTGAAAAAGCGGCAAATAGCGCAATAAAAAGCGGAATGAAACAAATCCGAACCAACCCGGGAGGAATAATTCTTAACTACGAAAATACTGCTATTGACATGAAAAAACTATTAGATGTTATAGGAGAGCGGATGAAGTGGTATCCGGAAGATTGTGTAGACATTATCATTATTCGCAATAACAAAATAATAAAAGTATTGAGGTATTAAAAAAGGTCGCTACCCTCCACCTACTAGCGGGGGGACGACCTATGAGCTTTCGCTCATTTATTATATATCAGATTATCCCCAAAAAAGCAAGTATGGGAAAGATAACGAAGCATCTCTTAGGAGGTGCTTTTTATATGCCGTCTCTTTAGCATTTCCGGACGTAAAACGGAAAGACGATATTCGCGGACTGAACCGCGCCACCAAATGTTTCGAGGAGGTAAAACATGAAAAAAGAAGAATTTGTCGCACTGGGTATTAGTGCAGAACTGGCCGAAAAGGCCGCAGCGGCATCAGAGGAAGAACTCAAAGGCTTCATACCGAAACCAAGATTTGACGAGGTAAATACAGCCAAGAAGAATGCCGAAAAGCTGTATAACGATACCAAAACTGAGCTTGATAACCTCAAAGAGTCTGCAGGAGACAATGCGGAGCTGCAGAGCAAGATTGAAGATCTGCAGAACCAGCTCAAAACCAAAGACGGGGAATATGCTGCGGAAATAGCAGACATGAAGATGTCAAACGCTATTACAACAGCTCTCGGTTCTACTGTTCTGGATACAGGCATTGTTAGTGGACTTCTTGACAAGTCAAAGCTGGTCCTCACAGAGGATGGTAAGGTTGCCGGACTCGATGAACAGATCAAGAGCATCAAAGAATCAAAGCCATTCCTGTTCAAGGATGGAGAGAAATATCCGGATGTTCATGATGGCGGTGAGACAAGCAAAACAGGCGGCACTTCAACAAGAGAATTATTTGCAGATGCATTAAATGGAGTTATTTAACAGGAGGAATTAACAATGGCAGAAGGAATTAACAGAACAACTATCGATCTCCCAGCAGAAGTAAGCGAGGAGATTATTTCCAAAGTACAGGAAGAGTCTGCAGTAATGCAGCTTGCACCACAGACAGAGCTCTCCGGAAGAGGAGAGGAAATCCCGGTGATCCTCGGTGATCCTGAGGCAGAATGGGTAAGTGAGACAGACGACAAACCGGTATCAAAACCATCGCTTGATACTAAGCTGATCAAGCCATATACATTGGCTGTAATCGTACCATTCTCCAATCAGTTCAGACGCGATGCTGCGAAGCTGTACGACGAGCTGGTAAGAAGACTGCCTGGAGCACTCGGACTCAAGTTCGATGCAACTGTGTTTGGCAATCATGCAGCACCGGGTGAGCTGTTTGACACATTCGAAGACTGCACAGGACAGAATATCGGAGGTACAAACACTTATGATGGTCTTGTTGCTGCAGATATCGATATCGCAGAGCATGACGGTATCCTGAACGGATACGTAATCTCACCTAAGGCAAAAGGAGTTCTCCTGACGGCCAAAGATGAAACCAAGAGACCACTGTTCATTAATAGCGTAGCAGAAGGCGCAATTCCTATGATCCTCGGAGCAAAGACACTGCAGAGCAAGGGTGCTTATAAAGCAGGCTCTGCAGCTTCCGGAGATGATCCAGCTGTTCCTAACGTAGTAGGCGTTGCAGGTGACTGGACCATGGCACGTTGGGGTACAGTGGAAGGTGTTCAGGTCAGCATCGCAGATCAGGCAACACTCACATATACAGAAGGCAATGCAACGAAGACACTCAATCTCTTCCAGCGCAATATGTTTGCCGTAAGAGCAGAGATTGAAGTCGGATTCCGTGCAGATCTTACAGCATTCAACCTGCTGACCACACCGGTTGTATAAAAATAGGAGGTGCAATCATGAAGAAAGTCAAGATGATAAACGCGACCACAGGTAACGAAATGTGGGTTTCGGAGAAAAGGGTGAAAGAATATGAAAAAGCCGGCCATAAGAGGACCGGCAAGAAAACCTCTGCACAGAAGGATTCTGCACCGAAAGGGAATAAACACGTAGCAGAGGAAGAAACAGATAAGAATACCGCAGAAGAGAAATAGTGAGGTGATCTAAATGGCATATGCAAGTACAGAAGATGTAGCAGTCCGCATGATGAGGACTCTTTCTGAAAAAGAGAGAGCAGCATGTGAAGTGTTACTCGAGGATATAGCGGTGCTCATAGACCGCGTTAACGACAATGCTACTGCAGATGCCAAGAAGATTGTGTGCTGCAGAGCTGTCGCAAGGCTACTCGGAAGCGGAGAAATATCGGAAGTACCAATAGGAGCGTCCCAGGGCAGCATGTCCGCCCTGGGATATGCTCAGAGTTGGACCATAGGTAGTGGCGGAGCGGTAGGAGAACTGTATCTGTCAAAGACAGATAAAAATCTGCTTGGAGCCGGAAATCAGATAGGTTCTTATAGCCCTGTTGAAAAGCTCATAGCAAAAGCGGAGGCTGAATCATGAAAGGGATAACTGTAAAACTTCACGAGAAAATGCCCACCGGCGAAAAAGACGGATTTGGAAAGCCAATCTATGAAGAGGTACCTGTCGATGTCAAAGATGTGCTGGTTGCACCGGCCACATCAGATGACATTATAGATAACCAGGACATAGAGGGTAGACACGCTGTTTACACGCTGGCCATCCCTAAGGGCGATACGCATAAATGGGAGGACAGCAAGGTCGAATTCTTTGGAAAGACTTGGAAGACTTTCGGAACGCCTCTCATGGGCATCGAAGAAAACATACCGCTCAGGTGGAATAAGAAAGTGACGGTGGAATTGTATGAGTAATGTAAAAATCGTACTTAATAGACAGGGCATGCGAGAAATGCTGAAATCACAGGGTGTACATTCTGCTATACGGGAGAAAGCCCAGCAGATTGCCAACAACTGTGGTGAGGGTTACGCTGCCTCATCCACCGTAGGTCGCGAAAGAGCTCTGGCGGCTGTCTATGCAGAGACACCTGAAGCAAAGAGAGACAATCTTGAGAACAACACAATCCTAAAGGCGGTGAGATGATGATTATTGAGAAAACGATATGCGACTATCTTAATGGAGCACTCGACGAATATGCATTCCCCGAACAGCCGGCAGATAAGCCGGCTTCTTACGTATTGGTTGAGAAAACGGGTAGCAGCAGACGAGATTACATCACGCAGTCTACGGTGGCCATTCAATCATATGCTGAATCGATGTATGAAGCGGCGAAGCTGAATGAAAAGGTTAAAAACGCAGTTGATTCTATGATAGCTCTCTCAGATGTCTATAGCGTGCGGCTTAACAGTGATTACAACTTCACTGATACAAGTCGCA